ATTGGGATATGATTGGTGCAACACTTGATGGATCTTCCGAAACAGGTTTAGGTGAACTTGCGAATCAAGCAGCCGTAAAATCTTATCTCGATACCTATACAGGCGACTGGACACAAGATGATGGTTCAGGTGGAGAAGAAGCATTTAATCAAACGGATGCAGCAGCAGGTATCTGGGCTAAAAAAATATCGTAAGGATTTTTAATGGCTAACTATCCACAACTCGATAATGCATCGGGCGTTTGGAATATTAAAGAAGTCTATGACGCTGTCATGGGCGGCTATTGGCCCGTTGCAGGTGCAAGAGGTATTTTTGCAGCAGGTAGTAGTCCAGGTAATTTAGACACCATAGATTTTATTACTATGGCATCCACAGGAGATGCTGCTGATTTTGGCAATTTATCTGCAGCCAAAAGTAATATGGGATCTGCGGGATCTTTTAATCGAGCTTTATTTTGTGGAGGAAAATCACCAGGCGAAATTAATGTTATTGATTATGTAGAATTTAATAGTGCAGGTAATGCTGCAGATTTTGGTAACTTAGTTGCTACTAATAATGGCGTTCATGGCACAGGAAATTCCACACGATCTATTTTTGGTGGAGGTTATACATCACCAGCTGTAAGCAATGTCATACAATATGTTAATCCATCTTCAACAGGAAATGCTGCTGACTTTGGAGATTTAACGGTTGCAAGACTGGATCCAGGTGCTGTAAGTTCTCCTACTCGATCCGTTTTCGTAGCAGGTGAAGGAAGTCCCGCCAATGTTAACACCCTAGACTATATTGAAATTGCAACTTTAGGAAATGCTTCAGATTTTGGTGATGCTATTATAGCAGCAAGAGGTCATATGGGAACAAGCTCTTCAACACGAGGAGTTATGGGAAGTGGCTATGTATCTGCTGCTAATGATTCAATGGGTTTTATTACTATTGCATCACAAGGTAATGAAATTGATTTTGGAGATTTAGCTGCTGCTACAGCAGGAATATATAGTACAGGAAATTCAAAAAGAGCTATATGGGCAGGAGGTTATACTCCAACCTTACTTAACGTTATACAATATGTACAAATACCGAATGGTGGAGCTACCGTTGACTTTGGAGATTTAACAGTTGCAAGGCAAGGTGGATCTGGATCTTCTCAAGCTCATGGTGGTCTCAATGATGGATATCAAGGAACAAGAGTTAGACCTATACCGACTGGGGTTGGAGTAGGACAAAGAGGATTAATGAATTTAGGAGCTGCAACAGATGGAGTTGTTCAGCAAATCACTGTAAATACATTAGGTACTTCAAGTAATTTTGGAAATTTAGCTACCGCTAAATCAGTTGGTGGTTCTATGACAGGTTCATCAACTCGAGCTGTTGAACATCTTGGATCAACTCCTAGTCAAGTTAATGTTATAGAATATACTTCATTTGCTACTACAGGAAATTTTGCAGACTTTGGAGATCAAACTAAAGCTTCAGTTTATATGGTAGGAGCTAGTAATGACACAAGAGGTATTTCAGGTGGAGGAGAATCTCCAAGTGCCTTAAATACTCTTGATTATATCACACATGCGACATTAGGAAATTCAACTGATTTTGGTGATGCAACGAGCACCATATCAGCTGGTGGTAAAGGTATAGCAGGAAGTTCAACACGAGGTGTTTACACAACTGGATCAAATCCAAACTTAAGTGCCATCGATTATATTACGATAGGATCAACAGGTAATGCTACAGATTTTGGTGATGCATCAACAGTGCATACATTTGGTGGAAGTTTATCCTCATCAACTCGAGCATGTTTTTCTGGAAATTCAAGTACGTCTCCTGGTACTAGTGATGTTATAGATTATGTAACAATTGCATCAGCTGGAAATGCTACCGATTTTGGAGATTTAACTTCCGCACGATATGACAACCCTGGATTAAGTAATAATATAAGAGGAGTATTTTGTGGTGGAAATCCAGGTTCCACTTTAGAATTAGAATACATTACTATTGCATCCACGGGTGATGCCGCAGATTTTGGAGATGTAACAGCTTGTGGTGGTGGATCTGCAATTTGTAATGGTTATGGAGGTCTTAGCTAATGGGTAATGTTTGGAACATCAAAGGTCGATATAAAGAAAAAATGGCTGGCGAACGTGGCCAAAGAGCTTTTTGTATGGGAGGTATAACACCATCCGTAACAACTACAACTGATTTTATATCAATTACTACAAAAGGGGATGCTGTCGATTTTGGAGATTTAATTACCGCTACACAAGTATTAGGGGGTTGTGCAAATAGTATACGAGCTTTTTACGGGGGAGGCTATGCTCCAGGTGATACTGATACCATTGGATATTTCTCGGCTTCTTCACTAGGTAATGCTGTTGACTTTGGAAATTTAACTGCTGCACGATCTTATCTTGGCTCAGGTGTTGCGAACAACGTTAGAGGAATTTGGGCAGGAGGATGGGATTCTCCTGCGGTCACTAATGTTATGGATTATATAACTTTTGCTAGTATTGGTAATGCCACAGACTTTGGAGATTTAGGTGGCGGAGACGAACAAGGCACCTCAGGTGTTTGTAGCCCAACACGAGGTGTTTGGATGGGGGGTAACCCTGGATCAGGACCTTCCGCAGCAACAGATATTGGATATATTACAATAATGACAACTGGAGACACTGCTGACTTTGGAGATTTAACAGGAGCTGCAACAAATATGGCTGGAGCATCAAGCAGCACTCGAGGAATGGCTGCTGGTGGTAGTAATTCTGGTGGAAAATTATCAGGCATAGAAGCGATTACCATTGCGACAACAGGAAACGCTACAGATGTAGGAGATTTAACCGCTGTAAGAACCAACCCATCAGGTGGTAGTAATACTGTAACTGGTGTGGCTATGGGCGGAGGTGCACCAGCAATTAGTAATATAATAGATTCTTGGTCTATAGCTGCAACAGGAAATGCAACAGATTTTGGTGATTTAACAGCAGCAAGAACGTCATGTTCTCTTGGAATGGCTTCTACTGGTCACGGTGGAATAGCAGAGGAACAAATATTTCGTCCATCCCTTAACTATATGCCTGGAAGTGGAAGAGCTTTATTTGCTGGAGGAATGATTGGAGATGATACGATTAATAGATGTGAAATGATACATATTCCTACATTAGGAAATGGTGTAGATTTTGGAGATATTTCTAGCTACTCTCAAAGAGCATCATATTCCAGTACAACAAGATTTTTTTCTATGGGTGGAGATAATCCAAATAATATTATTGATATGGTAGTATTTTCTAGTTTTGGAAATAAATCAGATTGGGGAGATCTAACAACGTCTCCTGAATCAGGACCACAAGGGTGTAGTAATTCTACACGAGGATTATGTTCGGGAGGAGGAACCCCTGGCGCACAAAATGTTATTGATTATGCTTCGTTAGCATCAACAGGAAATGCTACAGATTTTGGAGATTTAACTGAAGCAAAAATAGCAGCTGGAGGCTCAGGAGGAGGCTCTACAACTCGGGCAATATTTGGCTGTGCACAAAATCCGTCTGGAGTAAGTAATGTGATTGACTATGCAACATTTGCAAGTACAGGAAATGCAACCGATTTTGGAAATGCTACTGTGGCAAGAGGATTCGCTGGAGGAGCAGGTTCTACAACTCGTCTTACTTTTGGTGGTGGACATGCCCCTTCAAAATCAAATGTTATAGATTACATTACAATTGCATCCACAGGTGATGCATCAGATTTTGGTGATCTAACATCTGCAAGAACTCAACACGGCAGTGCTTCTAATAAACTTAGGGGTGTCTGGTATGCTGGGGATGATGGTTCTATAACCAATGTTATTGATTATGTTACTATTGCAAGTACAGGAAATGCCGCTGATTTTGGCGATGCGATAGCTGCGATGGAAAAAATGGCAGGTCATGGAGATTCTCACGGTGGACTTTAGTATTTAAATATAGTATAAATCCCATATGAAAGAGAAAGACGAACTATTACACATTTTTCCCGTACCGGTTTTAATTACCAAGTATGAGCATTCGATTGAAGATGAATTTAAGTTCATTGAAAAATTACGATACCTCGAACAAAAAGAAAATGGTAATTTTAAGTCGGATGATACTTACTTATTAAAACATAAAGAATTAGCTTTAATTAAAAACTTTCTTTATGAAAGTTTAAATAAGTTTACACAAAAAATTTTAATGACTAAACAAAAATTAGTTATAACTCAATGTTGGACCAATCGTAATCCACCTCATAGCAAACATCATGAACATGTACATCCTAATAGTATTGTAAGTGGAGTCTTTTATTTTAAACAATCCAAAACACTACCTCCTATACAATTTAGTAAAGCTACGCAGGATGGTGTTAAATTAAATCCTGAAAAATATAATCAATTTAATGCAGAGACTTTTTTATTACCCATGGTTGATGGAGAACTAGTATTATTTCCATCGAGTTTAAGACACTCAGTTCCTCTGAATCATGGAAATGACACGCGCTATAGTATGTCCTTTAACACCTTTTGCATTGAGGAACTAGGAAGTAAAGAGACTTTAACTCATTTAAATATAAAGGAGCTTTATGGACAAAGTTGATGATTATATATTTGTAGTGAACGCAATACCGAAAGAAGTGTGTGAGTCTTTAATTGATGAATGTAATAAAAAACAATGGAAGAAACATACCTGGAATAATTATGCAACGGGAACCTCTACTTCAGAACCTACAAAAGAATTAGATGTCATGCCTTGTACGCAAGAACAACAGAATAAAATAACTCCTCATTTAATTAAAGCTTTGGAAGCATATCAGACAAAATACGCTACACCTGGCGAGAAAACGCAAGGTGCTTGGTTAACAAGTATACTATCGGAACAATGATGAGAGAACACTATGATCATATTCATAGTATTTTTGATGGAAAAATGAAGGGCGTACCCATCATATCGATTGTAGGTCAACTAAATGAAGATTATGAGGGAGCAGAATTCTATTGCAGAGGACGAAAGATTGAGTTAAAAACAGGAGATATACTTTTATTTCCTTCTAATTTCATGTATCCTCATGAAGTTAAAGAGGCGAAGAAAGGCGTCAGATATTCATTTGTAAGCTGGGCCTTTTAGTAATATAAAGGGCTATATGCTACAAAAGATAAATATTGCACCAGGATTCAATAAACAAGTCACAGCGACTGGCGGAGAAGGCCAATGGGTCAGTGGTGATTATGTACGATTTCGTTATAACTCTCCTGAGAAAATAGGAGGTTGGTCTCAATTAGGGGATAAAACAATCACAGGACGAAACACGGCGCTACACCATTTTGTCAATGCGTCAGGTATTAAATATGCTGCTTTAGGTACAAACCGATTTTTATATATCTATTCTGGAGGTGCTTTTTATGATATCACTCCTATTAAAGCTACAACAACATTAACTAGTGCTTTTACAACAACACAAAGCGATGCAACTGTTACATTAACTTTTTCATCTG